TTTGCATAAATGAGAATAATCTCAGCTTGCAGGTCCGAATAATCGCCCTTGCCTGTGAGTAGCGCCATTGCCTGCCCGTGGTCGATGAATTTTGCCATTTGCATTCCTTCCCTTGCGTGTGATTATGCTATGCCTGCGATTCGGCTGGATTGCAACGCCTAAATTGCGAGTAGCAGCAAATGCTCGACCTTGCACCGATATAGTTAACGCATGGTAAGGTTAAGGCATTGCAATGCTACGCAAGGTGAGATATGGTTAAGAAAGTGTAAAAAGGGACCCGGTTAATTGAGGGGTTGACGACCGGGGGATACCTTCGAGCGCGGGGCCGGATGGCCGGGTCTAGGCGAGATACGCGACACAACCGATTTTCACCGTCCGACTATATTATGACCATTCAGATATATTATGACCAATTCCCAATTTACAAACCATTCTAACCTTATTATGCCCCGTCCACCCAATCAGGGGCATAAGGAGTAATCGCAATGGGTACTGAACCGATCATGAGGTATTTCGAATACGCTCACCTGCCGAGCCACCTCCAGCACACAAGCCGCCGATTTCATGATCTGGCGCACGACCTCGTAAACACCTTGCCACGCAACCCCGAGCGTACGGTGGCCTTGCGCAAGTTGCTCGAAGCCAAGGACGCCGCTGTCCGTGCCGGCCTTCCTGAACCAACCGATAACGTGATCACCGAACCGCTCGAACTCGACGAAGTAATGGAAATCACCAAAGCCGATATCGACCTTGACGGCCCTCCCGACTTCCGATAATCGGTAACTGCGCCTGTAAAGGCGCTGCCGACTTCCCATACCCCTGATGCTCCCATTCCCCGAGCATCAGGGGTTCTTTTTATTTTGCATTAGTAACCTGATCCTATTATGGGTCGGTATATGGCACACAGACTTGAAATCCTCCGCAAGAAGCTGGCAGCGCGTCAAGGCAGACCCGGCTACGAAAAGAACTGCGAAGCCTTGCAGGCTGAAATCGCACGGCTGGAGCACGTCCCGCCCGAGGATATCCAGCAACTTGACGACCAGCCAAAAAGAACCAAAAAGCGTAAGCGGTATCGCAGCGCCGAAAGCGGTCAATTCGTCGAGCGCGAGGTTGCCGAGGAAAATCCGGCGACAACCGTATCCGAAACTGTGGCCTCAAAGGAATAATCCGGTGAGCGAAGCGATCCAGTCACGTCCGGTGTCGGATAGTAAAATTTCAATAACCCTAGTCCTGCTCAAGCGGCTGGATGCCCTGCGACTTCATCCCCGCGATGCAGTAGTGCTGTACTACGTCCTGCGCAATCCCGGCTCCAGCCGCACCGATATTGCCGCGGCTCTGGGATTGAACGCCGAAGTCAATGTACGCCTGCCGACACAGCGATTGATCCGGCAAGGACTGCTTGAGGATCGCAGACCAGCCGAACGCCGCCTCGTGGCATCTCTCCTTCACGTGACGCCGAAAGGTGAACAGGTCTGGCAGGAGTTGATCCGGTGATCCACGACGATGCTACCTGCTACAAGTGCGGTGCGAATGCCTGGACAAGCTGCAAACACCGTGAAGCGACGAGACAAGCCCCTGTCGTGGAGCCTGCATTCAATCGCAAGGATTGGGCTTTCAAGAATGGCGGCACAGGCGGAGGCAGATACTCGATCAAGCGCATAAATGGTGCATATCGTAGGAAAACATCATGAGCGAAAAGGTTGTCGAACTCGCACAGGTCAAAAAGGGTGATCCTGAATTCGCTGCGATCCTGCAAGAGGTCACGGATCGTTTTGCGCGTGGCGAGATTACGGAAATCGTGATAATCACCAATGACCGTATAAATCAGGATTTCCGAACCTATGGGGATTGGCAAGATCGCTGGCGCATGATTGGGGCCATCGAAAACGCCAAGATGAGGACCATGTTTAGTGACTGACCAAAGCGACAAATTGCCAGCGGTTCGTGAAATTGCGTCGATCCCGATGATTTCCGCCGAACAGTATCAGCATGTCGGAAGGTATGCGGGCGCAGTTGTCATGTCTGTGTTTGAGCAGATCGGAGGCATTCACCGCATGGCCTCTTGGGCGGACAGCAATCCGACCGATTATTTCACTAAGATATACACGAAGATGATTTCCCGAAGCCAGCAAGTCGATGTGAGCGGGACCTTGACGATCGACGATGCTATCAACCGGCTGGAGCGCAGCGCCGATCCAATCGAAGCCAGCTTCGAGGAAATCACGCAAGATTACGACCTCTAACCGTGGAAGGAAAAATCATGGCCAAAAAACCGAGCAAATACACTGAAGGTGATCGCAATGCTGCCCGCTATGGTATGCCAGGGACACAGCCTCAAAAGCCGGCAAAGAAGTATATTGTAAGGTCGGCAGACGGAAAGCGGGAAATTGCGAGTACGTCGATGAATTGGCGCGGTGTTGCTGGGGGCACGCCAACTTCCGATGCACGAGAACTCGATAAGCGAGCCAAGTCAGCAAAGAAATCTGGTGCGACCGCAAGTGCGGCTGCGGCGGAAGCGCGTGCGAAGAATGTTCGAGGAAGCGCAGCAATGACCAAAAAAGCGAAGGAAGCTATTTTGATGGCGAAGCGTAAAGCTAATGCCGACAAAGCACAGAAGGCGATCGAATATCGGACAACTGCACGCCGTCCGAAGTAATCCACAAAGGCAGCGGGTTTGCCTTTAACCACAGGAGAACGACTGTGACCTACAAACGAATGCACGGAAGCGAGGACGGGCTCGCAGAACGCCTGAAAATGTGGCGGCGAGCCTTGGGCAGCGACAAAACCTACCCTTGGCTCGGAACCGGCATCTGCGACGACCTCGTAACCGCCGCCCGCCTTCTCGGCGCTGACGTGTCCGAATTCACCGACCGCAAGGACGAGCCGACATTGCCGGAAATCGTTCCGACCGCGCCGCAAGAAATGGAGTTTGACCTGTGAGCGATATTGCAGCAACCCTTGCCGAGCGCGGTAGTCGCTACGGGGATTTTTCCGAGCACGCACGCATCACTCAGGCGATCAAGGCCGCGATGGCCGATAGCCCGAATTGGGCAACGCTCGCACCGGATCAGAAGGAAGCCTTGGAAATGATCGCACACAAGATCGGCCGCATTCTGAATGGCGATCCGAACTATCACGATAGCTGGCACGATATTGTCGGCTACACCAAACTCGTAGCAGACAGGCTGGAACAATGACACAGATCGTACACAGTGAAATGGTGACAGCACTCGTCAAGAGTGGTGCCTTGATCCTTGAGCAAATGACGCCGGAAAAAGCCGATGCCATGCACGCCGCAATCGGCGTTGCTGGTGAAGCAGGCGAATTGCTTGATGCCGTGAAAAAGCACGTGATCTACAACAAGCCACTCGACCGCGAAAACGTGATTGAGGAACTTGGCGATCTTGAATTCTACATGGAGCAATTGCGCCAGAATGTCGGGATCACGCGCGAAGAAACCTTGATGGCAAATATCGCCAAGCTGGAAATTCGCTACAACGGCCTGCGATATTCAGACCAAGCAGCACAAGAACGGGCGGACAAGCAATGACTGCCGCCCGCGACCGCAAGCAAGCGGCAAAAATCCTCGGGATCACGATGCAGGCGCAGCTTCGCGCACTGATCGAGGCACAGGGCGAGGAAAATATCCACGCTGCGGCTATTCAACTCGGCGACACCTTTAACCGAAACAGTGAATTCATCGTATGGGTGCTCCGCGAATATGCAGGAGATAAACAAATGCCTTTTCCACGACAGCAGTAAGCTGACATGTACTTCGAACGCAAATGGCAAAATCGGGTAGTCGATACTCGAAAAACTTACGACGCATGGAAATCCATGTGGCGTAGGTGCAATTGCGAAGATGACATTAGTTGGGCAAATTACGGCGGTCGGGGAATTTCTGTGGACTCAAGATGGTCCAGTTATGATAATTTTGTGACTGATATGGGTCTTTGTCCAGACGGCAAAATGCTCGATCGCATAGACAATGACGGCAACTATTCACCGTCCAATTGTCGATGGACCGACCGAATCGTGCAGAACAATAATCGACGGAACGTACGTCACTACACAGTCGATGGAGCAAGACACGGCACTATCAGCGGATACACAAATTCGCGTTGTCGATGCGAGCAATGCAAAGCAGCTAAACGCGATTACACTAATCAACGAAGGGCTAAACTCCGTGAATATTCCTGAACTCGCAGCGAAGCACGGCGTTTCAGCAGACGAATGGCGTATGAGGCGTCTCGCGCTTTTTGTAGCGCAGTGGAAAGCGGATTTTAGAAAATTCACGAGAGACGTAATTCGCATCCGGACTAAATCCGGTGATCTGGACCCTTTGGTACTCAATGAGGCACAGATACTTCTCCACAATGCAGCAGAGAAGCAACTTACCGAAGAAAAATGGGTTAGACTTGCAGGATTGAAAGGACGGCGTCAGGGCTTCTCGACATATGTTGCAGCGAGAGGATATTGGAGAGCAACTCTCTGGCCTCGCCAACGCATCTACATTCTATCGCATGAAATGAACTCGTCGAACGCATTGTTCGACATGGTTGCACTCATGCAGGAAAAGCATCCATTTCCGCCGCAGGTCGGTGCCGATAACGCTAAGGAACTTGAATTTAAAAACATGGGATCGTCCTACCAGGTTGCGACGGCAGGACAAAAGGCAGGCGGGCGCGGAGGTGCAATCAGCTTTTTCCACGGCTCAGAAGCGGCATGGTGGGTTTCCGCACAGGAGCACTTCGCTTCATCTGTCCAGGCTGTTGACGAAGTGCGCGGTGTGTGGGGTGTTCTGTGGCGTGAACCTGACCGTCCGCTTCCGTTCGAGAAGGGCATTGGCAAGATCGAAGGATGGGTGAAGGCACCATCTGAAATCTGGCTGGAAACCACATCGGCCGGCCCGAGCGGCGAATTCTGGAAGCGTTACATGGACGCCATGAAAGGCACAGGCCGTTACCGCGCCGTCTTTGTGCCGTGGACGGTCCAGAGCGAATACCGGGAATTCGGAGATTTCACTCCGTCGCAGGAAGCCGATGAGGAAGGCGAACTTTCCGAACTCGAATATCAGGAACTCCACGAACTTTCTGACGAGCAGATGCTTTGGCGTCGATCCAAAATTCAGGAAGTCGGCTCGTCAGGCAAATTCCGGCAGGAATACCCGATCGACGTGACCGAAGCTTTCGCGGCTGCGAACATCGAAGGCGTGTTCATCAAGCCCGCGCTGGTTCTGAGAGCCCGCAAGCGCCAGATGGAAATGCCTGATGCCCCGCTGATCATCGGCGTCGATCCGGCTGGCTCAGGCGGCGACCGGTTTGCAGTCGCATTCCGCCGAGGCGACAAGATTTTCAAGATCACACACCGCAACAAGATCGAACACGATGAAGCCGTAGCCTGGCTTTCGTCGATCATTGACGAGTATAGCCCGAACCGCATGAACATTGACCGCGGTTCGATGGGCGGGGCAATCGTGACTGCACTGCGCAACATGAATCCGCGGTATCAAGCAATCGTGAAGGGCATCGACTTTGGGGCAACCTCCAAGGCGAAGCAGGCCAACCCGAAGCGCGCTGGACCGTGGAACAAGCGCGCTGAAATGTATGGCGACTTCCGGCAATGGCTGGTCGAAGGTGGCGCGATCCCCGACGATGATGATCTGGCATCGGATATCAGCGGCCCGAAGCAGATTTTCCGTGCCAACAACGATTGGCTGCTTGAAGCCAAGAAAGACATGAAGGTTCGCGGCATCAGATCGTCCGATCTTTCCGATGCTTGCGTATTGACCTTTGCAACTCGTGAGTTTTTTGATAGCTGGAGCAAGCCCAAGACAGTATCAGGCTTCCGCGCTGGTTCCGCCCCGAATGAAATGATCGGACACAATGGCGGACCGTCGATAGATGACATTGAGCCGTGGATTGGTGGACACACAGGCTGGATGGCGTAATATGCTACCTAAATGGAAAAATCCGTCAGGCACCCCGACTTATGGTGCATGGGTAAATGCGCGGAACAGGTGCTTGAACCCTAAAAATGCACAATACAAAGATTATGGTGGTCGAGGAATTACCATTTGTAAGCGATGGATCGACAATTACGACGCATTTTATACGGATATGGGACCCGTTCCCGATGGAATGACTTTAGAGCGCATAGACAATGATCAGGGGTATGATCCGTTCAATTGCGTGTGGGCTTCTCGAAAAGATCAAGCGGCAAACAGGCGCAAAGCAGAGAGAAAGCATTATTCGCCACATGGGTCCCGCAAACGGTATGAACGCTACGCGTGCAGGTGTGATCTATGCAAACGTGCAAATGCGGACTATGCGAAGCAGCAGAGACAGCGACGGAAGGTAAGAGACAATGGCCGGGTTGAGAGACAATCTTGCGAAGCAGGACTTTGAACCTCTCGCGCGCTCAGGACCCAGTGTACCTAGCGGGTACGACAGCAAGGACGATTTTCTTGCAGAACTTCGCAGCCGCTACGAATGGGGCTACGGCTTCAACGAGCACAACGTACTCGCCGGCAAGGAAGATGCGAAATTCGTTGTCGGCAACCAGTGGGACCCGGTTGTCGAGCAGCGCCGCAAGGATCAGCGCAAGCCCGTCCTGACATTCAACCGCCTGGTGGCCTTTGTGGCGCAGGTGGTCGGCAACCGCCTCATGAACGAGACGGAAATTCGCGTATTTCCGGACAAGGCAGGCACCAAGGAAATCGCGGAAATCCGCGAAGGTATCATCCGTTCGATCTTCAAGAATTCCTACGCCGATTTTGCCCGCGACGAAGCGGCGAAATATCAGGTGGTCGGCGGTGAAGGCTACTTCACCCTCAACATGGAATACGAGAGCGATGATGTGTTCGAACAGCACATCAGGATCGGCGCGATCACCGACCCGTATTCCACTGTGCTTGATCCTTTGTCGATCGAGCCGAGCGGCGGCGATGCACAATGGGGATTTGTCGGCGACGACATTCCGCAGCAAGAATTCAAGCGCCGCTGGCCGTGGGCGGCGGAAGTCAGCTTCCTCAATGAAAAACGGTGGAACCAGAGCGGCTTTTGGCTTTCCGAGGATTGCGTTCGGGTTGTCTCCTACTGGCGCATGGTCACGGAAGGCACCAAAACCCTCGCACTCTATCAGGACGGCACTGTCCATGACGTGACGGAAATGGAGGAATTCGAATACCTCAATTTCGTCGAACTGCGCAGCGACGGAAGCCCCTATATTCGGGAAGTGCCGAACCGCTTTGCGCAGCTTTATGTGTGCTCGGGCAATGCGATCCTCGAAGGGCCGTACGACTATCCGATTTCCTCGATTCCTGTGTACCGCGTACCGGGATGGGAATTGAACGATGGTGAAAAGATACACCGTTGGGGCTTGATCCGGTTCCTGAAAGACCCGCAGCGCCTCCACAATTACTGGCGCTCGACCGTGGCCGAGCAGCTTGTGGCAGCGCCGCGCAACAAGTGGCTGGCAACGCCGGATTCAGTCAAAGGCCATGAAGCGCGCTGGCGCCGTGCGCCGACCAGCGACGACCCGTTCCTGTATTTCAACGATGGCGAGACGCCGCCGATCAATGTACCGCCTCCAGGTATCGACGCTGCACTCGTCAACGAGGCGTCGATCGCATCGCAGGACATGAAGGATATTTCGAATATCCACGAGGCGGCAATGGGGATGCCGAGCAACGAAGTCTCCAAGGTTGCGATCCAGCAGCGCCAGATGGTTTCGGACGTGGGAACCTATATCTACATCGACCGGCGCAGGCTGGCCGATGAGCGGTGCGCGAAGAACATCAACGAATTGATCCCGTTCCTCTATGACACGCAGCGCACGCTTGCGATCATTGGTCGGGACGACAAAACCACGATGATGATCATCAACGACCCGAGCGATCCCAATTCGGACGTGACGCTCGGCAAATACGGCGTGACTGTCTCGGTCGGCCCTGCCAGCGAAACCAAGCGTACACTCGCAGCCGAGCAGATGATGGCATTCGTCAATGCGATGCCGCAGAGCGCGGGTGTGGTCATGGATCTTGTCGCCGAAGCGCAAGATTGGCCGCGTGCCGGTGAATTTGCCAAGCGGTTCAAGATGCTCCTGCCTCCCGGCACCATTCCGGCCGATGAAATGACACTGGAACAGCAGCAGGCCGCACAGATGCAGCAGCAGATGCAGGCGATGCAGGCCGAAATGGAAAAGGCGATGGCTGACGCTGAATTGGCAGCAAAGCAGGCCAAGGCAGCGAACGATGAAGCCAGAGCCCGTCTTGCCGAAGCGCAAGCCTACAAGGCTGTTCTTGACGCGCAGAGCCGTGCAAAGGACGTGGACGCCAAGAACGCCGAGCGTGAGGCGAAAATCGACGATATGGAATTCCGGGAAGTGATGGACGTACTCGACCAGAACAACCGGCTTGCCGCCGAAGATCGGGACTTCGACGAGCGGGTGCAAGAACGGCAAACCCGAACAGTGAATACCAACGGAGAACAGACCAATGAGTAGTGAAAACCAGACCAGTGATCCCGAATTCGAAGCGTTTGCGAACGCTGGCGAGGTCGAGGTAGGTGACAGCAATATTGCCGAGCAGCCGGAAGAAAAGTCTGCCAAGAAGCCCGCAAAGCCTGCGGCTGCGGAACCTGTCGAAAACGATCAGGACGCCGATGAAGGCGATGATGAGGGCGACGATGAAGGCGATGATGAGGGCGACGATCCCAAGCCGAAAAAGTCGGCCAAGGATTTCCAGATCGAACGCTTGAAGCGTGAGAAGGCCGATCTTGCACGCCAGCTTCGAGAAGGTGCGAACCGCGAATTGCTGGAACGACTGGAAAGGCTCGAAAAGGGCTTGCCAGCCACCAATGCAGATGATACTTCCAGTGACGGAATTTCTCCGCCCGATCCTTCGGATTTCGAGAAATATCCGCTCGGGCACCTCGATCCCGATTATATCGAGGACCGGATTGAGTACGTGGCCGACATGAAGGCCAAGGAAAGAGCCGATGCGGCCCTGCAACGTGAGCAGGAAACCGACCAGGCCAACGCGCACCTTCAACCGCTGTTGGAAAAGGTCGATCAAATCACCACTCGTGGCGTCGAAATCTACGACGACTTCCAGGAAACGGTTGTCGAAGCCGGGATGCGCGGGGATTGGGATTTGGAACAAGCGACATTCGAGGCAGCGACCGAAGCCGAAAACGGCGTCCAAATCCTCTACGAACTCGCCAATGATCCGAAGGAAGCAAGCCGCGTGGCCAAACTTTCTCCGTATCAGCAGATGAAGTACGTGGCGGACAAGGACGCGGAAATCAGCAAGGGCAAGACGCCTCGGCGGAAGCCCCAAGCGGGCGCACCGCCACAAAACCCGGCCCGCGGAACCAATTCGAGGGTCCAGATCAATCCGGCGACCGACAACCTTGACGATTTCGAAAAGGCTTGGGAACTGGATGCCCGCAAGGGCAACCGTTAATTTTCGCGGTATCGGGATACTCCGATCCGCTTTCTTGGAAGGAGTATCCCGATGGGTGCCGTTACCGTTGAACAACAGAAGCTGGTTCTGAACGCCTTTGCGATGGTGCTCCAGAACAACCTCGTCACCGCCGATGCCGTGACCTGGAACGAATATGACGGGGAAATGGACGACCGCAACGGCCTCCAGATTCTCGAACAAGTGACGCCGCGCTACAACATCACTCGCACCGAAAACGGTGTGAAGGATCTGACCAGCGGCACCGATGGCACCGTGTTCGGTTCGGAACTGTTCGAAGTCACCGGCACCTTCAACGCCAACATGGGTTGGGGCGACTTCATCAAGATCAAGGATATTGGCTCGGCACGCGAGAGCAAGGCGCTTCTCGGCGCTGCTACGTCGATGGCCGAACGGATCGACGCCTACATTCTCCAGAACTCGGTCAATGCTTCGGCTGACTGGCTTGGCGATGGTATTTCGACGATCGATGAATGGGTGGACGCTGCCGCCGCTTATGCTCGCCTCAAGGAAAACGGCGTCGGCGACAACGACCTGTCCTACATCATGAACCACACTGACGAAGTGCGGCTCGGTGATCAGATCGTGAAGCTGCCGGCTCCCGACAACATGAGCACCACGACTTACCGCCGTGGCTTCTCGGGCGAACTGGCTGGCCATCGGACCATGTTCACCAACCAGCTTCCGGTTCTGACGACCGGGACACGCTTGGCGACCGCCGAAGCGGCGATCAATGGTGCGAACCAGAACGTCAACTATGCTGCCGTCGCCAAGGCAGGGACCGTCAACGGTCGGCGCATGACGCAGAGCCTTGTACTGGATGGGGCAGGCGTCAAGACGTATCGCGCAGGGGAAGTTTTCACGATCCCCGGCGTGTTCGCCTACGATAACCGCAAGCAGGCTCCGGTGACGCCGGCTCGCCTCCAGCAGTTTACCGTTGTGGCAGATGCGACGGCGGTTGCTGGCAACGTCACACTGACGATTTTCCCGGCGATCATCGTTCCGGGATCGGGCGCAGGCGACAACATCGCCATCAACACCGCTCACGCAACCGTGACTGCCGCACCGGCCGACAACGCTGTGCTGACGTTCCTCGGCGCACCGAGCACGGCACTGTCGCCGCGTGTCCTGATCCAGAAGGAAGCAATCGTGGTGAACACGGTTCCGCTGATCCTTCCGGCTTCGGATACGTCGATGCGCCGCCGCCTGTCGAAGATTCCGCTGACTGTCCGCATGTGGCAGCACAGCGACTTCTACACCGGCGCGCATGGTGTCCGCTTCGACGTGGCGCTGAATGTCAACGTCCGCGAGCGGATGCGGATCGCACGCTTCAACGGCACCGCGTAATCGGTTTCGCCTGGCGTTCTCCGTGGCGAATAGAGGGCGCCCCTGTCGTAACCCGCACGGCAGGGGCGTTTTCTCCCGAAAAGGAAAAGGAAATGATCGTGTCATTTGTACGCGAAAGATTTAGTCCGCGCCCGATGGCAGCGAACGCCAGTCATACGGTTCGCGGCATCTATCTCGGCGGTTTCCTCGCCAAGACTGCCGGAACGATTACCGTTGTTGCCAAAGATCCTTCGGGGTTGAGTGACGTGACATATGTGGACGCAATTCCGGTGACGGCAGGCGTATATACGCCAATCCCCGTCGTGTTTCCGTCCAACGAAGGTTTCACCGTCACGCTCGCGGGCGGTGCCAGCGGAACGCTGATGGTCTAAATCATGCAGACCATGTGGGCATCGCAGCAATGGCATCATGGCTCGGAAACCCCAACGTCTGATTGGATTTTGCAATCTGGCACATGGAACGATGCGGGATTTTGGAGCGACACTAGCGTTTGGAGCGACTGATGGCACGGGAAGTAATCAACAATGGTGAAACCGGCGCAGTTGTTCGGGACAAGATCAATGCCAATTTTTCCGAAATTTACACTGCTACAGACAATCTCGATTCGAGAGTCGATGGAGCAGATGCGGACATTGCAACGCTTCAAGCAGCGACACAAACTTCGGTACTCGTCGAATTGCTTCATCCGCAAATTTTAAAAAGGAATTTGGGATGCTAATCCTCGCCAACGCAACTGATCGAATTCTGGTGGCATTGGGCGGGGCTCCAGTTGCACAACTTCCAGTGGTTGCCTCATTTCGGGACATTACTGCAAGCCAGTATGTAGCCGGGAGAAACGCACTCAACACCAACGGCGTAACGGCTGTTCAAGCTGTTCCGGCGCCAGCCTCAGATGCACAGCGTGTCGTCGATTTCATCAATATCCGCAATCCGAACGTCGCCAATGTGACTGTGATTGTATCACTTGACCTGAACGGGACGGCCTATGTCTTGAGACAAGTGATTCTCGCACAGGGCGAAACTCTGGAGTATCAGGAAGGTTCGGGTTGGTCGGTCTACACCACTGCCGGTGCAATGAAGAATTCACTGAACCAAGGCACCAATGCCGTCGCATCAGGCGATAGCGTTGTCGTACTTAGTGCGGACATAGTGAACAACAACGCGACGGCAAATCAAATCGCAGACATTACAGGCTTGGCTTTTCCTGTTGTTGCGGGTTCGCGGTTCTACTTTGAATTCATCATTCGCTGGTCATCGGCTGCAACGACTACAGGCGCACGCTTCTCGATCAATGGCCCAACCTTCAACGAATTGACTTACCAAAGCCGTTACTCGCTCACGACTGGTTCGGAAACAAATAATCAGGGTTTAGGAGCATACGATTTGCCTGCCGCAGCAAATGCAAGTTCTGCTGCTACGGGAGGAAATCTGGCTTCGATCACAGGGATCATTTTGCCGAATGCAGACGGAAATGTTATTGCCCGTTTTGCGTCTGAGATTGCGGCTTCTGCTATCACTGCGCGAGCGGGTTCATTTGTCCGCTACCGTCAACTTTAAGGAGAACGAAGATGGAAGAAGATAACACGGTTCCGGCATGGTTCTACGGCCCGAACGGGCAAGCCAAGATTTTCGACGACCTCAAGGACGTTCCGGCCGGCTGGCAGGATCACCCGTCCAAGGTCGGCGC